GAAAGTCGCGCTTCGCGCTCTAAGGCCGCCGTTTTGGGGATTGAAAGAATATATTAGAATGTACTAATATTCATGTTTTGTAAAATAGCGTATAGATTAGAAAACCGAATGATTTAGAAAACCGAATGATTTAGAAAATCAGATAATATTTTTTATGTAGTCCTATAATATATACATATGTCACACGTACATGAAGGTCTTCAGTACACTTTGAATGGCGACAACACCGCCACTCTATCCGGTCATGACGGATCAACCACCACTGCTACAGTTTTATCCAATTTCAGTACAAACGGTATTTCATATACAGTTGTACTGGGTGGAAGTTTCGGATTTACCGGAGATACTATCACAGTTCCATCTAATTTTACAAATATAGGGGCTATATTCAACGGAGCGAGTAACTTAACAACTGTCAATCTTCAGGGAACAAATATTACACTTGGATACAGAGCATTCTACGGCTGTTCATCATTACAATCGTTTAACTTTGATAACATTGCATCTTTTGGAGGGAAATCTTTCCAAAATAGTGGTCTGTTGACAGCAGATCTCACGAATTCATCGGTAACAGAAGTGAAAGGTATGGATTTTGCACATACTTCTCTTCATACAATAATATTTAGTCCGCTTATTACAAGTATAGGAAGCAATTCGTTTGAAAACTGTGGAACACTGACATCTATCACACTACCACCAAACCTAGTATCAATAGGGAATGATGCATTTAAAAACACTGGATTAACTTCTATCACGATTCCAGCGTCTGTTACTACATTAGGATCAAATATATGGACTGGATGTAATAGTTTAACGGAAATTATATTTACTGGTAGCTCGTTACCGACGGGTTACATAACTTCTTCTCCTGCGTTTAATGGCATACCAGCTAATTGCGAAATCAAGTTTACAGAAAGTAACTCGTCAGGGTCAGAACCTGCTACCACTGATATATTGGTATTTAGGCAAACTGCACCAGACCTTTGGCCACAAGATTTGAGTCAATTCACCACTACTAGTCTTAATACTAGTGCAGATTCAAATTATTCTATTATGAACGAGATACATAATTCTGCTACACGAGCAAACTATGAATATAGTCCAGGAAGATACCGTATTAAATATACAGATGATCATGGTAATGAATTAGTTGTAGAACAAAATAACCCCTTTGATTATAATAATAATAGTACAGTATCTGATATAGGGGCTACAATAATATCTTCTAACTTTACATTAGCAAGTGGCATTTTTGATGGTTGGCATATTTCTCCTTCTCTTGATTACGTTTTAATAGATGGTTCGCTGGGTGCGTCTGGTAGATATAACATGGCACAACGACTGAATGGTAGTAATTGGAATCCGAATGGTACGGATTTATTATCAGCGGTGGTAAAGGAAGGTTTAGCTCACTTATACTATTTTGCGAATAAGATTGAAGTTTTTATGATAGTACCACAAACACAAACACAAGGACCTGTTGCAGAAGACATTATAAAAGTGATTCAAACGATGAAAGTTGAAGGCAAAAGCGTTTCTGAATTAAGTTCATCAGAAAAAGAAGATATTGTTACAAATACAACTGCGACTTACATTCCAATCACTCGTACTATGTTACAAGACAACGGTATTGATGATACACAATACAATGATGCTGCAATTATAGATATGATTCGTATTGCACTTTCAGATGGTTCTATAAACATTAATATTGTGATTGAATTTCCACCTAGTTTAACTGGATCTATTTCAACAGCCACAGTCAATAACACATTAACCAGTATGTTGGCAACCGTACAAAATAGCATGTTAGATTTGGTCAAAAATGCTACAGGTGATATTACATTGACATTAGATCTTATATCAGGTACGATTGATGTTGGACAAGCTCAAACGGATATCAATAGTGTCCAAGTACCAGACCTTCCTACACTAAGTGGTAACGATTTCGTATTTAGTTCAATTTCAAAAACAAGCGTAGATGGAGGTGCAACGAGTAATGAAAGGAGAGGATTTACAAAGAATTCCATTTCTAGCTTGTTGACCAAATATCAAAATCATCTATCTAGCGGGAAGTCATTGAAAATTCAAGCCGGTGTAGATATTCCTGGGTTTGCCAATATTCAAAGTGCAAAAGACGTTATTTTGTTTGATGCCAGAGTGACAAAAGCATTTGCAAAATCCCAATTGTTGGAAAAGCAAAGTTACATGGTATTAAATGACAATGAACCGGTCACCCTTCCAACCACCAATAACAATACAGTTACTGTGACACAAGATGGTACAAATTTTACGGTTGTATCACCCGAAGGTACATCCAGTAAAGTAGCCGGAGATTCTTTCGAATACGACGGGTTATCTTTACAATTTGGTTCTCTTATAGTGAATTTGGCAAATATCACACCGATAGATATGGCATTGCCTGCATTCGATTCTGCATTCGTTCTCACACAACAAGCCATACTTCCAGACGTATCATATGCCCTCGATGTTAGTGCTGAAATCACACTTACACAACAGATCAGTGCATCGGATCTTTCCGGAGTCTTCTTTTTCAAGACAGATGAGGATATTACAAGTGAACTAGTCACAGATACATCGAACGTAGAATACTACCTAGATCGTAGTCAATTTACTGGTGGACAAGCTACAATGAATGCAATGAATGGTCTGGTAACTACTGGATATTACGGATCAAATACCACCGATCATCTCGGAAAGGATTTCCTTCGTGATATGGCGCATCAGCTATTCAGTACCCATTTCGGTGTCGATCTCTTTACAAATGAAGATGCAGTGGTCACCGATATTTCTGGAAAGTCCGCTATCGTTGCCACCGATATCTTTACCAAGATGGGCAATGTAGATAAGACCAATACTGCCTTGTCTGGTCCGGATGTTTCGTACGGATACTATAGTACCGATCAGAATAGTACGAATACAAACTTGACCCGTGAGATTTTGAATCAGCTCCTTACATTGTCACCTGGTCGTTTCACTGACAAGACCACGCTCCGATTGGATGCAGGTATACCTGGTGTATATGGTATGCCATTTGTTACAAACGATACGATTTCGTACAAGCTATCGGTAACCGCACATGCAAGTCAAAATACAACCATTGCGACTGGCAAACCTGGACTTGAAACACGATCATACAAAGTGATCTTCAAGATTGCTTAAACCATAAACATAAACCATAAACATAAACCATAAAAACAAACCATAAAAACAAAATATACTTTTATTTTGTTTTGAAACGAATGATGAAAGAGAAATCGCAGAAAACAAAAATTGAAAAATTGATACAAAGAAAATATACAATAAGTATATAAACTGTATAATGACGAGTCATAACAAGGTATTACAAATATTCAACTCCCGGAAGAACATATTGGACATTCTAGGAACAACATTGAACTATGTTTCTTCCGACTACGAAGGATTCAACATAAACGAAGTGGATGCGATGTATGCGACAGATCAGTTGGATATGTTACTACAGAAACAAGATACGACTACAGATGCATCGAAAGTGTATGTAAATTATTTTCTCAAAGGAAATTTAACAGATAGTTCACTCCGACCCATCGTGGAAGATTTATTCCATCTTTCTGATACATTATCTGCAAACGATACATTGATTATCATATATGATGGCGAGCCAACCGACTCTTTGCAATCGAGTTTAGATCATTTGTATAAAAAAGACAAGATATTTGTAGTCGTGTTGAACATTAAGCGATTGCAGTTTAACATATTAGATCATTTCTTAGTTCCGTCTATGCGGATATTGTCACAAACGGAGAGTGATAACTTGTTTCAGCAATACAACATATCAAATCCATCACAAATGCCCGCTATATCAAGATACGATCCACAGGCATTGGTCATGTGTATGCGCCCGGGGCAAGTATGCAAAATAACACGAAAAAGCCCGACTTCACTCAACAGTACATATTATCGTATTTGCGTATAGAATAGATAAATGACTGTGTAAAGTACTGTGTAAAGTATTATTACAAAAAGTATAAACGTAAACCGTACTAACAATGTAACATCATGGATCTATCTCAATGTTACATTGGTCAAAAAGGATACACGATATTAAAAAAAAACATGAATCCCGAAACATTGGAAAACATACGAAATGAGTTGATACTAAGTCCGAAAGAGAGTTTCGGTATGAAAAAGCAAGATGTAATCAAGATACCAGTCTACAGAGAAAACGCCGGAAAACTATATGTTCCGCGTTTTTTTGGTGTGGAAAAGTTCGGAGAGCCACCTACAACAAAACTATCGCCAGGTGATTCGATTGACGTCCCGTTTGTAAACGAATTACGTGATTATCAGGAGAAAATAGTGAAAGTGTATACGGATCATGTGTCGCAAAACCCGCACGGAGGTGGTGGTATACTGGAAGTACCATGTGGAAGAGGTAAATGTCTTGGAAAAGATACTCCTGTTTTGATGTTTGACGGGACAATCAAAATGGTACAAGACATTAAGCATGGTGATGTGTTAATGGGCGACGATTCTACACCACGCAACATATTGAGTTTGGCAAGAGGAAGAGAAACAATGTACCGCGTGTGTTCAAAAACGCACGAAGGGTATGTAGTAAATGAAAGTCATATTCTATCTTTAAAATGTTGTAGTCCATACACAAACACAAACACAAACTTAAAAAAAGACGATATACTGGATATAAGTGTGACCGAATTTTTAAAACTACCCAATCATTACCATGAAAACGATGGTCCATTGGTAGGGTATCGTGTTCCGGTCGTATTTCCTTTACAAAAAGAACCATTGCCAGTAGATCCATATTTACTTGGACTGTGGTTAGGTGATGGTTATTCATATACCCCCGGTGATCTTTTCCACGAATATCTACATGTCTCTAATATGCTACAAAACAAACATATTCCACACATATACAAAACGACGAGTAAAGGATGCCGTTTAAAACTTATAGCTGGTTTGATTGATGCCAAAGACAAAGACAAAGACAAAGACAAAGACAACAAATATGAAATAACCCAAGAATGTGAACAGTTACTAGATGATATTATATTTGTCGCACGGAGTTTGGGTTTTGCTGCATTCAAAACCACATGTATGAACGAGACAAAGACAAAGACAGGGACATATTATTGTACCAATATATACGGAAACAACCTGGAAAAGATACCAGTAACAAAGAAGGCGCGTCTGCAGAAATTACAACAAGATCCATTAACATACCGAATTCAATTACAAAAATTGGAAGAAGATGATTATTACGGATTTGAGATTGATGGAAATCGTCGTTTCGTATTGGGCGATTTTACCGTGACTCATAATACGATTATGTCTCTGAATATCATACACAAATTGCAGAAGAAAACCTTGATATTGGTCCACAAAGAATTTTTAATGAACCAATGGATCGACCGCATACGTGATTTTTTGCCGAATGCTCGTGTCGGAATCATCCAAGCATCGACCTTTGATATCCAACAAAAGGACATTGTGATTGGTATGATACAAACAATATATAATCGAGAATATGGTATGGATACATTTTGTAGTTTCGGGCTGACCATAATAGACGAGGTTCATCGTATTGGTTCAGAAGAGTTTTCGAAAACATTGACGAAAGTGGTTACACCTTGTATGTTGGGTATATCCGCAACCGTGGATCGAAAAGACGGGCTGACGGATATATTGTACATGTTCATAGGTCCAAAAATATACCATGAGGAACGAACAGATAGTGATGTAGTTCAAGTGAGGGGGATTCAGTATGAAGATGCACATGACATTGAATTCAATACAGTGGAATACGACTTCCGTGGGAATGTGAAATACAGTACGATGGTATCACGTATAAGCGATCATTTACCGAGATGCCGATTTTTAGTACGCGTGATTCAAGACTTGATCACAGAGAACAGTGATAATCAGATCATGATACTGTCTCATAAACGTGATTTATTGGTGTATATTCACGATGAGATACAAAACCAGCAAATAGGGACATGTGGATATTATGTCGGTGGTATGAAGCAGAAACATTTACAAGAAACAGAATCGAGGCAAATTGTGTTGGCAACATATGCGATGGCGGCAGAGGCGCTTGATATTAAGACCCTGAATACATTGGTGATGGTTTCGCCGAAAACGGACATAGTACAGAGTGTGGGGCGTATTTTGAGAACACGCAGTAATGGGAAAATCATCGTGGATGTGATTGACCCACACGATGTGTTCCAGAATCAATGGAAAAAACGGAAAACATTTTATAACAAATCGGGGTATGTGACGCGTGTTATAAAAAGTACGGAATATGATGGGATGCAGGTGGACTGGGCAAATGATACACGATGGAGATTACTGACAACAAGAAAAAGAAAAGCGAAAGGGGAAATGGATGTAGAAGTAGATGTAGAAGAACCACCGAAATGTTTGATATCGCTCAGCTCATTGGGATTAGATGATGAGGATGTAAAATGAATTTTCTGTGATCAACAATATCACAGAAAATTGATAGTCCGTATTTATTGAATTGGTTTACAATATAGAAATAAAACGTGTATATATTCTAACCCTAACTGAAATAGTTTAAATGGTTGGAATGATTACAATCGAATACAATGCATCCACCTATAATATAGAAAACAGTGATACGTCTTTGTCTGTGGAGAAGACGGACAATACATACAAAGTTCAACCCTTGAAAGAAAAAAAGCCGATTATTACCATTCAATACAAAGAAATAACCATTATTACAGATGGTATACACCTCGGGTATGTAGTTTTACAGCACATATATAACACAAAAACATTACTTGAATTATCTAAACTCCATTGGAATTATAACGACTGGCAGGTTAAAATTGTTTCTGACAAAAAATTACCAGACTGGGCGAACATACTGAATTGTTTGTTGAATCTAGGAGACCAGTTTAACAAACACTTAAATATCAACGATCTAGACAAGGTAGTGTCATTGAATGACAAACGAGGATGGGGAGGTGAACGACCACGTGAAGTATATTACAAGTTAGGCTTTCCCTTATACACATCCAAAACAAAGAAGTCACTTTCAAATAGTCAACGATTATTTGAATGTCCATTTCCGATATGCACGATCAATCCAGAGCGGAAAGCGGTGGTGTCTCTAGATATCCACGAAAAAAAGTGTTTTACTTGTGGACTAAAAGAAGGGGAAAGCAATATATTTGGCAACACTTGTCATTTTGAGAAAGGGCATTTTGAACCGCATATTGTCGGGGGAGCAGTTACATCTGGCAACCAATGTAAATGGTGTAATTCGTTTTACAAGGATAAGATTTGTTGGAACGAAAAGACAGGGAAGCCTACATTCAATTCTTATGCCATTTTACGGGATGCGCCTAAACGTGAGATAATTCAACATTTAAAGGATTTGGGTTTTACACCGAGAGATTTTGAATAAAACCTTGTTTTGTTAGTTCGTCATGTATATACTCAATGATTATCGGGGACACTGCATTGCCAATCTGCGACAAATTTATATTCGATTTTTCGTGTAACGTGTATGTACTCGGAAACCCCATGAGTCCGAAGCACTCTCTTACTGTTAATTTTCTCACTCCCATACCATCATAAATATGATATCTACCAGAAACTTCGCTGGAACTGAGTGTTGGATTTACCCCATTTATATGATAGATTCTGTAGGGTTGTTTGTGGACACGTGATAAATGATCAGTGTTCGGTAACGTTCCGTTCTTACGAAGATTGCCTTTCAAATAACCACAGAACACGATTCCTGATTTTTGTGTTTTTATCTTGTCGGTGTCTAACAATACGTATTTATCCTCTTCTATATATGTATTGTTGTTTGTGTCAATGACATCTTTCAACGATTTTGTGATGTTTATTTGTTTCAAGTTTGAGAAATCAAAGGTCTTGTCCCCATATACGGATTTGTTTACACACACAATAAAGACCCTTTCGCGATTTTGTGCCAATCCAAAATGAGCCGTATTTAATATTGTATATGATATATTGTAGCCTATGGATTTGAAGTCATTTATGATCTTTTTGATGACATTTCCGTCGTCCATGACAAGCAGATTTTTCACATTTTCGAGAAACACTAAATTCGGTTTTTTTGCGACGACTAGTTCTAATATTTTGTCGTATACTTTACTGCG